AAAAAAATCTTATGAAAATGGTAATCCATTATTAATAGCAACACTTGAAACTGATGAAAAAGGCAATAAAATATTTAAGAATATAATTTCAAAATAATTTAATAATTTAAAAATTTAATAATTTAATAATAAAATTACTTATTTTCTAACATTTGTATTATTTTATCCATTTTTTCATTCAAATATTGAATATTTCTCTCTAATTTTGTAAATCTGTCTTCATCAATATGGATTGGTTCATGTATCTCTATTTTAATATTCTCTCCTTTTATATTTTCATTATTTGTTTTTTTTAGTTTTGAAAATATAGTATTATCTTCATCATATTCATCTGAAAAAGATTTTATTTCATTATTATTGCTAAAAGATACGTTTTTTTTTGGACTTATTTGTGAGTTGTTATTATCATTATCATTTAAGAATTTAAAACGATTACCATTTTGTGGTTGTTCAATACTTCCTATTTTTTCAGTCTTAAGTGAAGTTTCTTGTGGCTTAAGCCAGTTATCTACTTGATTAAAACTATTATACGATCTATTTATTTGTTCAACTTCATAATTACGCTGTTCTTGCATTTCTTTAAGAATTTTGTCCATCTCTTTTATTGGTTGGTCTGTTTTCTTATCTGAGAATTCTGGAACAGGAGGAGGTTTTATAGTCATTGAATCTTCAAATTCTTCTTGTCTTTTGTTATAATCTTTATCAAATTGTACCCGACGGTCATTATGAATTTCTTCATATGTTATTGACTCTTTTGTAACAGGTTCATTATGTATTTTAATTTTATTTGGTTGATACGGATAAGTTTTTTTTATATGATTTAGAATAACTAATATATATTTTTTATTTAGGTCAACTAATGAATTCATTTTTACTTTTTCTGATTCGAAAAAACCCTGAATATTATTAATAAAAAGCTGATAAACTTTTTGTTGTATATCAGGTGTAAGAAACCGAAAAATATCTTCATCGCTTATCACATCCCATAACATTCTAACATTATCTTGTTGTGTAAATTGTTTAAATGACATTTAAATATATAATAATACAATTGTATTTTTATATGTTTTTACAACGAATCATTAAAATATATGTGTCTAAATTCTTGCATATATTCATCTTTAAGTATATGAGTTTTTAAATAATTTTCTGTAACTTTATCTTCTAACATATGAACAATAAAAAATATAGAATATACACCACATTCTGTATTACCATATTGATGTTCAATACCTTTATTGCTATCAACTTTAAAATTAATAGGTGGATTCATTGCTAGACCTTGTTTTCTTATTCTATTAATTAATTTTTTTACTTCTGGAGGAGCATCATCACCTGTACTGTCAAAGAAAAATATAACACCTTTTTTAATATTTATAAACATCGATATCCAATGTTGACCGGGTTTATTGTGTGGGTCTGTATTAAAAATTATACCTATTTTTGTCTTACCTTTTTTAATCATATTATGTAGGTTAAAATTACATAATTCTTCCCAAACGCATTCACCATATAATTTACGTGTATCAAAATCAATGGGTGATGGTCCAATAAAATCAAAACATTTATAAGCTTTTTCATATTGTTTCATTACTTTAATAATATCTGTACTTGATAACCATTCATTTGGATTTTTTTTCCATTCTTCTGGTGATTCTGGGGCAAATGAATCAGCCAAATCACTTTCTAGTTTACCGAATACTGATTTTTGCTTTAACCAACAAGCTTCGTTATTACATATATTTTTTAAATATTCACTTAACTTTTTATGTATTTCTTTTGGTGCATTTGATATTATTTTTACATCTGGATGTCTAGCATTCCAGTGGTCTCTTAATTTAATTAAATCATCATTTGAATAACAACTAAAGTTATTTAATTTATTTTTTGGTTTTGGACTACAATTTATTTTTCTTACATTTTTTTTTCTTTCTGAAACACGTTTCATACGATTATTATATGTATGTTTTTTTTTATCAAATAAATTTCTACGTGTTTTTATGTTGTTCATTTTTTTCAGTGTCCTCATAAATATTAGTGATATTCTTTTTTAATCCTTTATTTTTTAATTGAGGATTTTTAATATCTACATCTCTAGACTTTGGTAAAATTATATTATCTTCTTTTTTAGTTGTTTTTCTTTTAACATATTTATCTAAAGTATGTATATTCATTTTAACTGAACGCATCATTAATTTATCTGCTTCCATAGAATTTAAATTTATATGTTCTATTGATTCATCTTTTGATTTTTCTTCATTTAAAATATCTTTATATTCTTCTTGTAATAAATCATTATTGTCTATTACTTTAAAATAATTTATTGATGTTTTTATAAATGTATCATATGCGTATTTTACATCTGGCGATAAATCATCAGGAAATTTATTGCTAATAATTTCTTTAAATAAATTAAAGATTCTTTTTCTATAAAATTTATAGTCTTCTTTATTTATTTGTTTTTCTCTCTGTTTCATCACATGTTTTCCCATTATTTCCTTGTTCAACAAGCAATCTAAAGTTATTTGGTCTACAAATGACTGTGACATATAATTATTTAAAATAATGTATTTTAAATTATTTAATTTATTTAATTTATTAAATAAATTTTTTATTTTATTAAGTATTTTGGAAAGTGTCTTGATATATCTTTTAAAGGAATTAACGCAGAATCATCATTTTTTATTGTTAAATTTCTATAATTTAAACTAATATTATTCGATTTATTTATTTTTATTAATTCCACTTTTTGTTCCATGATATGTTTTTGAACATTACAATTTGTATAGTTTATAGTAGAATTGTTATCATTAATTTTAATCAATTCACTATTTTTATCTACATTTTTATCTATATTTTGTTTATCGTTATATAGTTTTAATATATTAATTACTGTATTACTTCGTTGAATATCAGAATTATTCATTTCAATTAAATGAAAATCTTTGTATACATTCTTATTTTTTAATCTAAACACTAAATCTTCTAATCCATTTTTATTCATTATGTCACTTTGTTGTAAGTCACCAGTTATTACTATTTTACTATTTATACCGATACGTGTTAATAACATTAACATTTGATTTGGTGTTGAGTTCTGCATTTCATCTGCTATTATGAAAGAATTTTTAAATGTGCGACCACGCATATAACCTAATGGAGAAATCTCTATTTTATTATTTATTATCATGTTATTTATTTCTGCTTTTGAGTAAAAATCTAAAAACACATCATAAATAGGTCTTGTCCAAGGGTCCATTTTTTTTTCTAAATTACCTGGTAAAAACCCAATATTCTCATCTTCTACTGACACTATAGGTCTAGTAATAATTATTTTATCTATTTTATTCTCTTTAAGTTTTTGAATTGCTTTTACACATGCTAACAAAGTTTTACCTGTACCAGGTGGTCCGATAACAGACAATAGAAAATCACTATCTTCATCTAAAATATTATCATATTTTTTTTGATTATCAGTTTTTGGAATATATATGTTAAATTCTTTATTTTTTGCCATAATAAATTTATTATTCAATTTAACATTTGTTATTTTAATAAAACAATTCGCAAAATTGATCATCAAAGATAAAAATAGAAAACCACCAATAATTTTCATTTTATTAACTTTATAAAATAAAAATTCAAATTTAACATATTTTTATATTTTCAACTAAAATACTTAACACTTCTGGTTTGTCATATCTCTTACCTGACACCTTGTAGAGTTCATAAATAAAGATGTTCCACACAATTTTGGTGATGGATTTGGATTAAAATCATCAAATGTATTTTCTTGAAATAATAATTGGAATGGATTAGGTTGTTTTGGTGTCTGAAATTTATATGTGTATAAATCACTATTTGAATTTGGAACATATGTTGCTTGACTACATTTTTGAAGAGCATAAATTTGATTTCTTAATTCTGATTCAGTATTGATATTTGATGCGAAACCTGACCATGGTGATTGAGTATTGCCTGGATTAAATGTATTATGCACATTATATACTGGCATTTTTTGTAATGGTACACTAATAGGTCTTCTAGGATCAACAACTGGGAAATAAGAATATTTTGTCAAAACTGGCCTAAAATCTATATAAGGTTGCAACATTTGTGACGGTACATTTCTATTGTAAATTCTTTGATTTGATTGTTTATGAATTTCTGAAACGCATTCTTGTGATTGACTATACGGATTTTCCATTTGATATATTTATATATTATTATTTTTATAAAAAGTTTAAAGATTTAACTCCTAATATATTATGTGTGGTATATTTTCTCTTCTAAATACTGATAACAGTGATATAAGTAATAAATTAATAATAGAAGAACAATTTAATAAGGGAAAAAGGAGAGGTCCTGAATATTCTAAATTAGAAAATAGTTATATGAAAATGGTTTTAGGGTTTCACAGATTAGCCATTAATGGTCTTAATTCTGAATCTAATCAACCTATCGTTTATAAAGATGTAATATTAATATGTAATGGAGAGATTTACAATTATAAGCAATTATATAAATATATGGATATAATACCTGAAACTGATTCTGATTGTGAAGTAATTATTCATCTATATATTAAATATGGAATTGAACAGACATTAAATATGTTGGATGGTGTATATTCATTTATTTTATTTGATAATAGACTAAATGTCAATGAACTAAGCAATTATTTATATATAGCTCGTGATCCATTAGGTGTAAGACCACTTTATAAACTTTATAATATTAATGATAATATCAATGATAATAATTTATATAATCTATATGGTTTTGCGTCTGAACTTAAATCATTAGAATATTTTTATAATATAAATAATTCTCATTATAGAGTAAACCAGTTTGAACCAGGAACATTTTCTGTATTTAAGCTAGAAAGTAAAGTTAATTCTTATTGGAAACCATTTATTGAAAATAAAAGTTTTTTTATACCTACGTTTTCACATACATTATTGACACAAAATATAAATGAACTATATGATAAATTTGCGATAGGGGTTAATACTTATTTAAATGCAGCGGTAATTAAAAGATGTAACACAACTGAACGACCAATTGCTTGTTTATTAAGTGGTGGACTTGATAGTAGTTTGATAGCTGCTTTGGTTGCTAACTATTTCAGGACCAAAGGTAAAATTATTGAAACATATAGTATCGGTTTAAAAAATTCTGAAGATGTTAAGTTCGCAGCAATTGTAGCGGAATATATTGGCTCATGTCATACTGAAATTATTTTAACCGAAGAACAAATGTTTGATGCTATTCCTGAAGTGATCGAAGCAATTGAAAGTTATGATACAACAACCGTTAGAGCTAGTATAGGTAACTACTTAATTGGTAAGTATATTGCCAGTAATTCAGAAGCAAAAGTTATTTTTAATGGTGACGGTTCAGATGAATTATTTGGTGGTTATCTATATATGAATAAATGTCCTGATGATATTGAATTTGATAAAGAAACAAGACGATTACTAAAGGATATACATTTATTTGATGTATTACGCTCCGATAAATCTATTTCTTCGAATGGTTTGGAACCACGCACACCATTTTTAGATAGGTCATTTATAAATTATGTTTTATCAATACCATCTTATTTTAGAAACCATAAGAATTTAAATCGTCAAGAAAAATATCTATTAAGAGATAGTTTTAATAAAGGTTATTTTCAGGATTCACTCGAGAGACAAATTCTACCAGATATTATTTTATATAGAAAAAAAGAAGCGTTTAGTGACGGTGTTAGCTGTCAAGAAAGGTCTTTATTCACCATTTTACAGGAAAATATCGCAAATAAATTAAATCAAGAGACAGAAAATTTGGATTCTAACGTAAAATTTAACGCAGACATAAATACAGAAAAGTTGTATTATTTGAATATTTTTAAAAAATATTATCCAAATTGTGAACATATTTTACCGTATTTTTGGATGCCAAAATATAGTCAAGCAACAGACCCGAGTGCCAGGACACTAGACTTTTACTAATAAAGTCTTCATTATAACATAAAAAAACCTAAAACATATTATAAATTATTTATATATAATATGATTAAACAACAGTTACAAGATGTACAAGACAAAATTTTTAGCATTTTTATTTATATATCATATATTTTAATCATTGTTTCAGCTTTAGGTTTTAGTGAAAGAGCGCCTGAATATTTAGACTACTTAGATTATTACGTAAGAATATATATTTGTCTATTTTTAATATGGAGATTTAATCCATTAAGAAGCAAATATGAATTTACTGATTTAGACCGTAAAATTGCGTTTAGTGCTGGTGTATTTATATTAACTACTACATATTTAAATCAATACTTAATTTATTTGAAGAGCAAAATTAATGAACTTGTAAAAAAATTAAATATATAATATAAAAATAACTAATTTTGTCAAATTTAATCAGTTTTTATATTCTTAAATGTTTTATTTTTTTTGTTTGTTCTATTTTTTATGGTTTTGTTTCTTGATGAATTATTAAAAAAAATTTGTAAATGAGATATTATATGCTTACCTAAAATTTTATCAATATTATATTCATCATCATCTTTATCAACTACAACATATTTAAATAATTTTATATGTTCCATCATTAAACTATCAAAGTCTAAATCATTTTCAATTATCTTTTTACCTATTTGAGAATTTTTAAAACGAGACAGAATTTCATTAAATTTTAGATCATGGTAATAAGGTTTTATATTTATATAATATATGTTATCATGTGTCATATCAGGATAAAAATTATCATCCATAAAACAAATTTCAGCATCAATAGGTATTTTTGTACATTTAATTAAATCTTTGTGAGTTTTATTATGTGTTGTTCTACATATCTCAACATGCTTACCATTAATCTTAAACGCAGCAATTATTTGATCTATTAACTTGTAATTTATTTTTTTTTCAAAATAACTTACAATATTACGAGCCCATTCACGTGGACCTGTATTATTTGTGTATATCATCATTTTATGACAACAACTTGATTTTTTTTTGTTCTTTAAGTATGTTAAAATATTTATTATATTTGGTCTTAAAAATTCAGGATATAAGTCTAAAATAGTATCAAAATTATTTTGTGTTAATTCACTTTTATTTCTTTTTTTCAAATATTCTTTTAAACTATCCCAAAAAATACCAAATTGTGTAAAATATCCCAGAGATTCATCTAAATCAAAAACTACTATTTTCATTGTTAATATATATTGAGAAAGATGTATTTAAAAATATTATAAATTTATAATAATTTATAATTATAATTTATTTATAATATTAAACATTATCATTCAATGAAATAATACAAGATAGTTAAAATTTTATTTTTAACTAAAGAAAATAAAAACGATTTAGATAATTATTTTATCTATAATTTATATAGAACTATGTCTGAACTTACAAATAATGATTACAAAAAAATTTTAGAATTTTATAATAAACCTATACCAAAATCTAAAAGACTGCTTAAACTACAAGCTGAAAAATTGTTATCTAGTAAATTATGTAGATGTATTAAAAAAGTTGATAAAAAAAATGAAGCAAGAGCAATCGGAATATGTACAAAAACTATTATAAATAATAAAGGCTTTACACGTGGGAAATTTACATGCAAAAAAAATCAAACAATAGTTCTATCTAAAAGTAAAAAGAATATAACAAAAAAATATAGAAAATAATTATATCAAACTATAATAAATGAAATATTTTGATATTATTATTATTGGTAGCGGCATGTCTGGATTATATAGTGCTTGTGAAATTTTAAAGTTTGCTCCTAGTACTTCATTCATGATTTTAGAAAAACACAAAAAAACTTGGATTGGAGGAAGAACAAGTAATGAATTTTTTTATGGTACTGAAATTATAACTGGTGCTGGAATAGGAAGAAAACATAAAGATAAATTACTTTATAAATTACTTCAAAATTTTGATATAAAAACTACAGAACATAATGTTAATCCTGACACATCTAAAATACACGATAGTGTAAATACAAACGCAATATTGAAACGCCTTAGGAGTGAATATAATAAATTTAAAGACACTGATAGTTTGACATTTAAAAAATTTGCTACTCATATTCTTGGTCAAGAAGAATATAAAAATTTTATTTTATCTACAGGTTATACTGATTACGAAAACGAAGATGCTTATGAAACATTATATTACTATGGAATGGAAGATAATTCTTGTTGTTGGAAATCATTTAGTGTTCCATGGAAAAGACTTGTGCTTAAACTATATGATTATATTGGAGCAAATCATTTTAAATTTTCAAGTAAAGTAATAAAGATAACAAAATTTCTTGATAAACCTTGTAGATTTTTAATTGATCTTGAAAATGGTAATCAAATTACGTGTAATAAAGTTATTGTCGCGTCTACAATTGATACTGTCAGAAAATTATTACCTTATAAAATTTATGAGGATATTGAGGGACAAACTTTCTTGAGATTATATGCAAAATTTACAAAAAATTCTGTTCCTATTTTAAAAGAAAATATAAAAGGTTTCACTTTTTTACCAGGTCCTCTTCAAAAAATTGTAGCTGTTGATCCGGATAATGGTGTTTATATGATAGCATATAATGATAATGATAATTCAAAGACACTTAAAAATCATCTACAAAATAATAAGGAAAATAGAGAATTATATCAAACATTATTAGAAAAATCACTAGGTATTCCAAATGGTTCATTACATATAATAGCAATTAAAGATTATTATTGGCCAATAGGAACTCATTATTATAAACCATTAAATAAAGAGTTATACAGTTCCAGAGAAGAATTTATAGATAAAGCACAACATCCTGAAAAAGGTATTTTAGTTGTTGGAGAAGTAGTTAGTAGAAATCAAGGATGGACAGAAGGTGCCTTAGAAAGCGTTAAAGCTGTTGTGACAAAAAAATGGGTTGAAACGCGTTGTTAAAATACTAAAATAAATAGTATAAATGATAACCTATTGAAGCAAAACCTAACATTAATAATATCTCAAAATATTTTCTTGATGTTTTCTCTCCATAATATCCAATATAAACTAATAATGGTCCAATAATAAAAATATGAATTAAATTTACCCAGATGCTTTTTCCAGCATTTACATATAGATAAATTTTATATAAATGATAAAAAATAATTATAAACCCTAAAAATAAAAGAAAAATAAATATAGGTTTGTATATCTTATCTCTATTTATGCCTACATATAAAAATAAACCACCAACAATTATGATATGAAATAAATGAACTAATAATTGAGAATTCATATTATAATATTATTATATTATTATAAAATATATATTTTCTATTCGTAATTTATATGAATAATTTTAATTATCAAAATACTGAAAGTGTTGTTCAAACTGGTGGAAAAATAGTGCGTAAAGTTAGTATTAAGCACGGGAGAGGATATAAAAGTATCACAAAATACCGAAGAGGTAAAAAAGTTTCAACTGTTAGAAAACCAATACATAAAGACCATATCGAATTAATTAAAATAGGTAAATTTATACCTGGCTTATTTTCAGATTGTAAAAATTGTAAAACAAGAAAAGATAACAGGTAATACAGGTAATATATAAATAAATTTATTTAAAGAATTACTTATATACTTTATTAACTATGTCATTATATAATACAATAATATTAGGATTTTGTTTATTATTTATTCCAAATTTAGCACAAGAAATGTTATCTAATGTCAGTTCTACAGGAAATATGGGTTTAGCTGGTGTATATTTAGATATTATTAAAAAAAGAAATATAGTTTATTTTTTTGGTTTGGTTATTATGATTAATAAATTATTTTTTGAAACAAAAATACTGACATATTTTTGTTATATATTATTTTCATTATCAATTGCAAATTATTTTAATACAATTAATAACTGGTGTTTTATAATTACATAATAACAAAAACAATATAAAATGTATATTATTTATTATATATTGTATAATATGAATTCAAATGATTTATTTACAAATTCAGAAAATATATTGCTTAAAAACCAAAAAGTAACAATTTCTGTTAAACAAAGAAATGGTAGACAATGTATGACAAATGTTATTGGTATGGCTGAAGATCTTGATTTACCAAAAATTTTATCTTATATAAAAAAGACATATAATTGTAATGGTTCTATATTAAAAAATGAAACTTTTGGTGAAATTATGTGTTTTACAGGTGACCAAAAAGAAAATATATATAATTTTTTAATAAAAGAAGAAATTTATAAAAAAGAAGATATTATTATAAAAGGAGTTTAACAATTTATCTTCATATAATGAAACATTTCAAAATCATCATCAAATAACTCGTTTAAAATTTTTACTGTTTTACGTTCTAGTATGATATCTTGAGCTCCAGTATCATTTGAAACATTTACTTTTTTAATTGGGTGAATTATTTTATCAAAACCTAAATAATTTAAAATATTTCTTAAGTCTTCTTCTAAATGCTCAAAACGACCTATGATATCAACACCACATTCACCATTTATATCTTCAATCTGTCTTTTTTGACTCATAAAAATATGTCCATATTCTATATCAGAAATAGTATTTACTAAATTTGGTCTATCTATATAATTATGAAAATCTGTATTTAATTTAAAAACAGATTTAAAATGTTTCCAACCTGACATAGCTCTATCATAAGGATTACGTATAAAACAAAATTTAGTATATGTTCCCCATTTTTCAGCATCCATATTCATTTCTTTAGTTAGATATTCACTTGTTTTACAATATACTAATATTCCTAATATTTTATTAAAAAAAGAATTGTCATATGTATTATTTCCTGTTAGAACTCGCCTAAAATATTTAATTTTACAAGCTATATTATGGTCAGGTCTTTTAGCATGAATTAGAGATAAATAACTTTTAAATCCATAATATTTTACTAATGTTGGTCCTATATATGTTCCGCCTGTTTTAGGAATGTGAATAAATATAGCTTTTATATCATGATTTATGTATATCATTATTTATTGATTCTGTATATTTTTATACAATCATTATAACCAATTATTTTATTAAAAAAACTGTTTTGTTTTATGAAATGTACTATATGATATTTTGGTTTAATAATAACTAATTTTGTCATTATATTATTTTGGCTATACATAAATAATATAATAATTATTTTTTTTATTATTTATCTTATTTTGAAATATGACTTAATGCTGATAATAAAACCATTTCTTGTTCTGTTAACTTCTGAAATATGAGATTTTTATCCATAGATATTTGAAAATGTCGCGCAGGAAAACCGAAATTTTTACAAACACAAAATACACCATCATCCACTATTTTCATTTCACAGAAAATAGCACCTTTTGTCAAGTAAATATTTTCCGGATTCTCAATAGGAATCCACCTTACAAATGTTCCATATTTTAAATCATTCATTTCATCTACATACTTATAGTCTCTTAATTTATTAAAAAAATCTAACGTTTCTTTTTTAGGTAAATGGAGTTCTTTTAATATTTTTAATGTCATCTCTCTAATTTTTTCAATAGTAAAATTAAATAATGATTCGTTTGATTCATCATCTAAAGCTTTTAATAACTTATTTACATCCATCGTATTATTAATTTATACAAATAAGTTTTAATATAAATTAATAAATTAATAAATTAATAAATTTACAAATTTATTTAATCTTTTCAAAAAATAGATTACCAAGAACCAAAAGCACCACCACCTAAAACAGCGTTAGCTGCCATTGGTTCACTAAATCCTTCATTTGTTACACCTGGTGTGGCTGCTCCAACTAAAGGTGTATTATCTTGTCTATACATCGCATCATAATTTGGTAACTGTTGTGGTTGCATCGTATTTTGGCTTCCTTGTGTAACATCATATGTCGGTAATGAACTAATAGCTGTACCGTCTGTATATCCACCCATAGGTTGTGAAGTAATCATTTGTTGTCCAGAAATAGGTTGAGATACTTTTACTGTACCATTCTTTACATTTTTCTTTTTATTGTCTGTCTTTCCATTCCATAATTCAGATATTCTATCCACAATGATTGAAACCTTCTCTCCAAGTTTTGTTTGTAAACTCATAGTTATCATCAATATCGCTAAAACTATATAAACAATTTGAAAATCAGGATATTTTACACCACTGTATGTTGGTATATAAGTAATTATTCTATTAATAATTAGTAATCCCATAAACATTACGATAATTTGAATTACTATTTCAGCTGTTATTTCTAAACTACTTTTTTTATCATCTGATTCAGGAACGTATTTTTGCATTGTTTTATTGAGAATGACGACTGGAATTATTGCTATAATTGAGTATTGTAATATATTTAATATTTCCGATTTTGAGTCATCATCAAAATTGAAAACATGTTTAAAGAAACTTTTTGAATCATCCGAGCTATCCATTATTCCTATAGGGTATATTTAGAAATAAAAATAACAAAAATGTGTTTACTATAAAAAGTATTAAAGATTATTCTAAATATTATTAAATGGAACATATGGCTGAAGAATATGGTAACATGTCTGAATTATTTTTACGTATTGGTCAATCTTTGTTAGATAATAACTCTGATAATAAATCTATTGAAAAAGAATCTAATATAATACGATTGAAAACATTTGATTGTGAAGAATCGGAAAAAGAAGAAACGGAAAAAAAAGAAACTAATGAAATATACAATAGTGAAAACGTATCAGAGAGAATATTTGCGAATTTACAAAAGTTTCAACACGAAGAATATCAGTATCTTAATTTACTTGAAAATATTCTTGAAAATGGTATATGGGAAGAAGGTAGAAATGGCAAAACTAAAAGCATTTTTGGTGCGTCTATGAGGTTTTCTCTAAAGGATGGCAAAATTCCTATTATTACTACTAAAAAAACTGCTTGGAAAACTTGTTTAAAGGAATTATTATGGTTTATTCGTGGTGAAACTGATAATAAAATTCTTAAGAAACAAGGTGTTCATATTTGGGATGCGAATGGTTCGAGAGAATTCTTGGATAGTAGAGGGTTAAATTTATATCCTGAAGATATGCTTGGACCGATATACGGAGCACAATGGCGTAATTTTGGAGCAAGTTATAATTGTTTTACTGGTAAACCAATTCAAAATGCTGGTCATCCTTTTGATGGTGTAGACCAATTACAACAAATTATTGATGCTCTTAAAGACCCAAAACAAAGAAATAGTCGACGATTAATAATGTCAGCATGGAATCCAAAACAATTACACCAAATGGCTCTTCCTCCTTGCCACATCCTATGTCAATTTAATGTACATGATGGTAACAAATTATCGTGTGCTCTTTATCAAAGATCTAACGACGAATGTTGTGGGACGTCGTTTAATATAGCATCATATTCATTTCTAACACATTTATTAGCGAAGGTCTGTGGA